GCTGAAGATATGCAAATCCCTAAGACACCGCAAGAAACACATTTTTTAAGAGAGAAGTGGAGCCACATTAGATGGCTTGCAACAAAATTAGCAGCGTCAACCTTTGGAGATAAAAGCCAGGTTGAGCAGAAGATAGATAATCATTTAATCATTAGCTGGGGAGATCCTAAAGATGAGAAAGATATGCTGCAAGCTAAAGAAGTTATGGATCAAGTATCAAGTTTGGATGTTAAAGAGTTACCTGGAACAAACTCAACTCATCAAGAAGAAGGAAGATGAACAAGTAAAGTTTAAGATAAACAAGAGGAAGTTTTGGAATAGACATAGGAACAAAAGATAAGAATGGGTAGGTAAGTTGGTTTTCAGAAGGCAGCTCCACGATCCTCGCCAGCGCATTATGGAGTTCGTTTGGTTCCCTAGTCTCTATCTCAGTCTCTGTTTGATTGAATGAGCTAATGAAATCAAGGATTGTCTATAGGTTTTGTACCTACGACCCAGGAACTTGCATATAAAAGTGTAGATTTTGAATGAGAAAGACAAATACACAGATAAGTTAATAACCGCCATGGTATTTCATGCCGAAGATACCAATGGTTTAGTTATTCACTTAAACGGATTTACAAGCCAGGAACACGCAAATAAATTTTGTAGAAAACTTATGAGAAATAGCGGCATAGAATATAAATCAATTAGAGAAATGTTTGATTTACCAACCATTCACTAATAAGGAGGATAATATGGATATTAATCTACTTATTAACGAAATGAAACACTACTGGAAAGATCATAAAAAGATAGTGATCGGTGTTGCAGCTTTGTTAATAATTTTACTAATTATATAAAATGAGAGTACAAATACCCTATACACCAAGACCGCTGCAAGCGGAGTTACATAAAAACTTGGATCAGTATAGGTTTGCTGTACTTTCCTGTCATAGAAGGTTCGGCAAGAGTGTTGCTATAATTAATCATTTAATTAGAGCTGCTCTTACCAACAAATTAAAAAATCCTAGGTTTGCCTACATAGCACCAACCTACAAACAAGCTAAAAGCATAGCCTGGGATTATATGAAAATGTTTGCTGGAGGTATACCTGGAGTTAAGTTTAACGAAACAGAGCTAAGATGCGATATGCCGAATGGCAGCCGTATTACTTTGTTATCCTCTGAACAGCCAGATAGCTTAAGAGGATTGTTCCTGGATGGAGTTTGCATAGATGAGGTTGCGCAAATAGATCCGAGGTTATGGAATGAAATTATAAGACCCGCACTATCGGATAGGAAGGGTTTTTGTTATTTTATCGGGACCCCACATGGTCTTACAAATATTTTTTATGAATTATACCAGTACGCTTTAGGAAATCCTAAGTGGTATACTTATACCGCTAAAGCGAGTGAGACAAATATTATAGACCAGGAAGAGTTGGAGGCTGCTAAATCCCAAATGGGAGATGCAAAGTATAGGCAAGAATTTGAGTGCGATTGGATTGCAAATATTGAAGGATCCATATATGGAGATATAATAAAAAAACTTGAAGAAAAAAAACAATTAACAAGACTTGCATACGATCCAGCTTTATTGGTCCATACAGCCTGGGATTTAGGAGTTGATGATAGTACATCAATAATATTTTTCCAGCAGTTAGGGAACCAGATTTTGGTTATTGATTATTATGAAAATAACCGAGAAGGGTTGCCGCATTATGTCCAGTTGGTAAAGGATAAAGATTATTATTACGGAGATCATTTTGCACCACACGATCTCGAAGTTACAGAATTTTCAAGTGGCAAGACCAGAAGAGAGGTAGCTTACCAGTTGGGATTAAGGTTTAAGGTTTTACCTAAAATAAACCTGGAGGATGGGATCCACAATTTAAAAATGGTTTTACCTAAGTGTTGGTTTGATATAGAAAGCACAAAGCCATTGATAGATGCGTTAAGACACCATCATCGAAAGTACAATGAAAAAATGAAAATGTTTAGTAATAAACCTCAAAAAGATTGGAGTTCTCATCCTTGCGATGCTATGAGATATTTAGCTTTAGGAATTACTGAATTACCAAAAAACAAAGTTGCGGTTCAAAAACTAGCTGTCAACGATTATACAATACACGGAGAATAATTATGGGATTTTTAATGCCTAAAGTACCAGCGATGCCATCAATACCACCGGTTCAGCCTTTACCAGAACCACCAAGCTATGAAGATACGGATAGAGCTGAAGCTGCTAAAGCAAAAAGAGATAAGATTAG